AGGTTTGCGAACGGGACCTCAAACACTGGCGCTCCAGCACTATTACCCACTCGCAGTTTGTTGTTACCCTGCCCATTATCTGTTGTTCCAGAAACCTGTTTAGCCCAGACGCCGATCTCATAAGTACGGCCTTTGACAAAATCGATGTACTGGCCCGGAGATACGGAGCTACCTGGGTCAATTTTCAGTGCTTTTGTGCCGACATGCGGTATCTGAATAGCGACGACCGTACTGAGACTGGATACGCCGATATAGCCATCTGTACCACGCTCAAATGACGGGTTGACGATCAGATTGTTAGGCGTTTTAGAAGAGGCGTCAGAGTCGGCCAGCGCGTTATTCAGTGAGTTATTCAGCTGAACAATGCTATCTCCCTGACTTGATACTTTATCCTCGGTTGCGCTGACGCGAGAAGACAGATCACCAACAGCTGACGCATCCGCTTTCTTCGCTAAATTGCTATTCGTAGCGTCCAGAGAGGTCTTGAGATTAGTGATGCTGCTATTTGCAGAAGTGATATCTTTACCCTGCTGCGTCACGGTTCCCTGCAATGAGACGAGTGCCGTCTGATCGGCTTTTTTACCTACATTAGTGTTGGTGGTGTTCAGGTCATTCTGAAGCTTGGTAATCGACTGGCCCTGTGTGGAAATACTAGAACCTTGCTGGTCAACCGTCGTCTTGAGTGTTTGCAGCGCCGACGCGTCAGCCTTATTGCCAAGAGACGATTTGAGACCGGAAATGTCAGACGCCATCGCTTTATCCTGAGTGTTCAGGGTATCAAGCGACTTGTTGATACTGGACACACTATCATTCACCTTCGTCTCAAGTGACTGACGTGCCGTTGCCTCTGCCTTGTCTGCGGTAACTCGCGCTTGCTGCTCCTGGAAAATCAGACCAGAACTGACCTTAGAAAGATCGTTTCCGTCATATGATCCACGAATCTGAACGGCGAGCGTGTTTCGATTTGCGGCTTCAGCTGCGTCAGCATTTGCACGTGCTGTCTGCTCAGCCTGCAGCGCAGCCATACCAGCGCCCGGCGTTGGTCGTCCAACAGCAATCCAGTCGATCTGGACGTAGTTTGTGCTGTCCTGATTTTTCAAGAAGTCAAAACGGAAGCGGCGAATAGTTTCAGACGAACGCCAGTCAATGTCGTGAATCGTCAGCGTTGCCACGCCATTCGCGTCATATTCAGGCTCGTTGATAGTCAATGAGCGAGCGTCGCTCCAGCCACCTTCTGACGTGCCGATCCAAAATAACTTACCAGCCCAGACCGGTGATCCCACTTTCTTCAGACGTAATTTAACAAACCGGTATGCGGCCGCATCAATAGCCATATAGTTAGGCGATCGGTACGATGCGGTACTGCTGGCCGACCGCAGCCACCCATCACTGGTTACGCTCATTGGCGTATTACCGCTATCGTCTTCAGTCCAACCTTCATTGCTGGTATCGAAATACCAAATATTAAGACTATCAAACTGCTCGCCAGTGCCTGCAGCCACTTGGGAGATTTGCTGAGCCAGAGAGTCAGTAGACGTCTGAACTTGGGTCTTCAGCGTACTAATATCAGCCTTACGGCTATTCTGTTCCTGAAGGATCGCGTCAGCGCGAGTCTTTGCTTCGTCAGAAATAGCGGCGATACGACTTGATGTTTCGGAAGAGAGGGCATTGGCAGTTTTAGTATCCAACGCAGAAACTGCCGCGGCTCTGTCGCTTGCCTCTTTGTCAATTTTAGCACTGAGAGTGGATGCGGAATCCGAAATCGCCTTAGCGCGAGCATTAGCCTCAACCGCAATCGAATCGCTAATCGCGGAAGCACGAGCGCTGGCTTCATCTGCAACAGCTTTAGCGCGGGCAGTGGCTTCATCAGCAATAGCTTTGTCGCGAGCAGTGACCTCTTTCGAGATTGCATCTGCGCGAGCAGTGGCCTCGTCAGAAATCGCCTTTGTGCGTGCATCAGCTTCATCTGCAATAGCTTTGGCACGCTGTTTCGCTTCATCAGCAACGGCACTTTTGCGGTCTGTTACCTCCTGCTTAATCAACGAATCAAGAGTCTTCTGCGCTTGGCTCACCGCATTAGCCGCCTCAGCTCGGGCACTATTCACCTGATTCGTTGCCTGACTCTTGGCGTCGTCTATGGCCGCGTCCACCTCTGTCGCCACAGCCTTACTGTTAATGTCAGTAATCAGAGCCTGGCCCAACTCGGACTCGGTGATTTTATTTTGCAGGAACGAAAGAACGTCGCGCGTCGTTGCGGTCGTTGCCAGTGGGGAGTTTAACGCACTGAGCATTCCACGTTTGTTGGCTGCACGTACCCAATAATACCAGGTGACAGAGTCTTCAAGACCGTTGTGACTGAAGGTTGTACCAGATACCTTGGCAATCAGCTGCGCTTTAGACTTATCGTTGGTCTTGGATGCCAGAACCTCGATGTGATCCAAGTCAACGGAAGCCGGGTTTACCCAATTCAGAACAATTGAGCGATAATCGCCTACCGCAGTTAGACCGGTCGGGGCATCAGGCGCCGTCATGGTTCCCAGAACTTTGTAGGTGATGCTGATAGGATCAGTTTTGCGACCACCAACAGAAACAGCGTACACCTGGAAGTCGTACTGGCCGTTCTCCGCTACTCCACGAAGTTCGAACTGTTCTTCAGTTACGCGCTCAGATTTCCAGTTTGAAACATTCCCGGCATCGGAGCGGCGCCAGCTGATGTAATACTGAGCCGACTTGCCCTGCCATGTAGCGGTCAGAGAAACGGACAAGTTACCCGGAGAGGACAGATAAGTGCCTTCGGTAATCGCCAGACCTGACGGCTTTGAGAACGTTGGGTCAAGAACGGTGGTATTTTGCGGGATCAGCTGTGCGCCGCTATCAATAGCTTCGTATTTGGTCGGGTTGTTCTGAATAGCCGTGATATTGAACGACGTACCATCGTCACCCTCAGCAACGCTCACAACGCGTGCTTGTAGCGGAGTTAAGTCTGGTTGAGCAATGACCCACACTGCATCGCTTACCGGCGTCTCATTGGAGCTGAGAGCGGTTTTAAACGTGACGGTGGTGATGTTCTTCCCATTCTCCAAAATATCACGCCCAACCATCTTCCCTTCTGCGCTGAGGAAGGTGATATGGTTTCCGACTGAAGTCAGATCAACCGGAGCGTCCAGCTTGATGCTATTGGAGGTGTAGCCGGTAATACGACCACTGTTGCGACGGCCAGCGCGGAATTTATCTGCGATCAGCACGATGTCGCCAGGCATCAGGAATACAGAGTCCATACCCACTGCAAAGGTGATGACGTCAGATTCCATGCGAGAGGTGTAGAGCGTCCAGAGACCAACGCGATGCGCCTGGCCCCGCGAAGTACAGCCGAATGCGACGGACTCAGTTTTGCGGATACCGTAGCGTTTAATCGCTTCCTGATCTTCTACATACTCGACGCTCTGCTTGTAGCCGTCTTCTTTATTGTTGTAGGTGATAAGAGCAACGGAATAGCGATCTTTACGCGCCGAACCTTTGTATGCAAATGAGCCATTTACCACGTTGCTGTTGGAGAACAGCATCACAGGGTCTGCTGGAGAATCCTGCGTGATGTGAACCATGCCACCAGCCCAATAAACCATGCCACGGAATGCCCCTGCAATGTCCTGCACGACGCGATATGCATCTTGGCGACTGGTTATCTGGGTATTGATAGAGAAACGTTTCTCTTTGCCACCGAAGCCATCGTCAACGTATGCGTCACAGTAGCGACCAATCTGATACAGCTCGCCGATGTTAATCATCGACTCCTGAACAAACTGACCCAGACCGTAACGAGTGTTCGTCAGCAAGTCGAAGAGAATCCACGCCGGGTTGGAGGATGATGCCAGCTTAAATGTACCGTCCCAATTGCCGTCGTAGGAGTTCGTGTCAGCGTTATAGTTTGACGGGACACGAATTTTCAAACCTTTAATCAGGTATGAACGAGTCGGCATTGAAGAGCCGAACTGCTCTGAGTTGATTTTCAGGCCAACGAGCGCAGAGTTCGGATAGTTCAGGCTGGTATTGACAATCTCACCGATCGAATCGATGTAGGTGTCATCGTAGAGATAGCTGTTATCGGTATGATCTTCAGTCAGACGAATGGCACGCAGAGTATATGCCTTTGCCGGCTTCGGTAAGTCCAGAACATAACTACGGTAATAAACACCTGTCTTCTTCGCGGTCAGAGAAATGGTTGCGTTGGATTCTCCCTCTGCAACAACGTCAACAAAGCCGCCGCCATTACCTGCGTCGATCTGGAATTTAAACTGGACCGTCGTGCCGTTAGTATCGCCGCTCTTTTTATCGATGCTGCGAAGTGAAGGAAACTTCATCACCACACGAACGCGATCGCTGTCCGCAGAATCCAGAGACACGTTAACCTGGCTCGTTTGCTTCAATTGACGCCCTACTGATTTCGGCGTTTCAATGAAGTCAAAACCATCGATGACACTTTGATCCTGAGAACCGTCGCGGAACCACCAGGTTACACCGCTGAAGTTGTAGGAGTTGTCGCTATTCTGGAGCGGCGTGTCGTTCAGGAAGATGGATTTTGCCCCATCAATCAGACCACCGATAACACCCTCACCCAGCAAATCCAATACAGAAGCCATGGCGCGGCTGTTTACCGTGTCATTAGCCTCCACCGGCGTCCTTGAGCTACCGCCACCCTTACTGCCGCCGCGTCCTGAGATAATCAGGCCGTGCGCGACTAATTGCGAGAGCCGGCTTTTTTTGAAATTTGGAACTTCCATTTATCCCACCGTTAAATCTGGTCAATAGTGATAGAGGAACTTGCGATTTGCGAGCCAACGAGAATTTCTTCGCCGTAGTTCAGCTGAACCGGGTTTCCCTGATTAGTAGTGTTTTGAGGCCCGTCGAAATAAAACGAGTCGGAGTTATCCGCTTGTCTCACTTCCGGGTTTTTTGCTTGTGGGGATAGGATCTGAGCCAGACCGCCCATCATCATGCTCATGCCGGCCACAACCAGCGCCGAGGATGTGCCTGCAGTGAAGATTTCTGTGAATGCACCAATGACCACCATCGCGGCGCCAATCGCGACCTGAACGTAGCCAAGCGTCTTCCCGCCACGTCCCTTTGGTATTGGCGTGATGCGTATTTTCTCAACATCCTTACCGGCGCCTTTCATCATGTATTCGGTTTCGTCAACCGACCATGTGGCTCCACTTTTGGTTGTGATTTGAATGTGATAACGGTCGTAAACCTTCGCATTACGACGAATCCAGGCATTTAAGCCTGGTTTGTTTGCGTCGATCAGATTGATGGCTTGCGCCGCATTTGATGCGCGGAGATGCCAGTGTCGGCCGAAGCGGTTCGCAAGTGCGCCGCCCAGCTGGACATGAACTAATTCAGACATTTTTCCTTCCCTGTTAATAACGCCCGATGACGCAAATGATGCGTCGTATTTTTCTGGTACATACCGCCGTAAGTGGCGTGACTGCTGAGTCTGTCGATTTGGTGATGCAGGATGCGGTTGTCACCAACGTAAACAGCGCAGTGATCTGGCATCTTCCCGTACTGAATGAAGAAGATGTCGCCCTTCTGAGGCTCTTCGCCATGGGCAAGACGGACGAGATTTTCATTGCGGTAATTCAGGTCGAGAATGTCGTCGTCGCCCAGATACCACGACGGGATATGCAGGTGAGCGTTGGCGTTGATCTCGATATTGAATTCGCGTTTCAGATAGTCTCGACACAGCATCCAGCAGTCGAAGATGCCAAAGACATACGGTCGGCCGGTGTACGGCATTTCAAAGCCATTGGGCGTGATCACTTCCATCTCGCTTAAACGAAACTCGGCATCAATCTCCGGGTTAAGATTTTTCGTGACGGAGAGGATGAGCCAAGGTAGCTCCGTTGCCTCACAACCAGCGCGGTCGGCGTCAGAGGCCACTGGAGGGCGATCAGTGTGGCTATGCCAGATAGCCACAACCTCGCCCTCGTCTTCGGCAGCAATCACGTCTTCGTGATGCATGACAAACTCATTGGTCGGGTCTTCAGAGACGTTTCGCGCCTCAACAAAGCGATATTTCTCCCCCGATGTCTGGACGATGAACCCGCACGCCTCATTTGGATAACGGGCAATAGCGCATTGATATAGCGACTGCGTCACCGCGGAGCCGGCAATGGATTTAATATCACTGAACACGCGTTGCCCCCGGAAAGCCGCCAAAAGCAATGATTCCGTTGGCGAAGAAGTTCCGCCTTGCCTTACACGCATCGAGACGCTTGGTGCAGTAGTCTTCGCTGGCCGATGTGACCTGGTTGTTGTTCTTGTCGAAGTACGGGCCTGAGAAGCCACACTCCGCGCCGCGGTATTTCCACGGGCAGCTGTTTTTGATGATCTGACGTGCGGGCAACTGAACACCCATCAAATCAAATACACTGGATAGCTCAAATTCAACGCTATCTTTAGTCTCCAGCGTCTTCTGCTCAACGAACCAGATTTCATCAGGGAAGTGCTGAGAAGCGTCGGCGGTCGCGTTTCCGGCTGGAAAGTTCGATGCGTCGAGGAAGCGAGCCAGCGTGCGTCGACGCGTGATTGTGCAACCAACCAGATCGTCATTTGCCGCGACTTCAGCTGAAATTGTGCCGCCATAGTTAGATACGGTAATCTTTGGTCGAGGCAAAGAACCTGAACCCGTTTTATCGAACCCACTCGCCTTAATCGGCCATGGCTGGTACTCAACGCCCTGCCAGACGACAGATGTGCCGAGATTGTTCGTTCCGGCGTGAAAGAAAAGCTTCCCGCCCGAGGTTGTTACCGACATATCAAGCTCAAAAAGCTCGATAATGGAGGATGGCGCCAACCCCTGAATTTCCGTGCGAATACTCATACTCATCCTTGAGTTAAAAACGATACCTTATATATTAATAAGTAAATACTTACTTATCAAGATTCAAAAACTTGTCTAAAGGTACAACTGATCTCCAAATACCCCGGATAGCGTTTAACAGTATGAGAATCACACACACAGATGATTTTCTTATTGCGCGGGGTCGTCCAGTAAAATGACTCAACTGCGCCGCGAGCTGTCAGAAAATCGTCGATAGCATTACCGATGCTGTAAGGTCTTTTAAACGTCAGCGCCCATTCTTCTTTAATGCGGTTAAGACCGGCTGACTGGCGTTGCTCGTAGTCGTCGCCAAATTTCAGAATGGTCACTTCTGGCTTTACCGTCTTTTCGGACTCAAAGTCCGGGAACCAGTTAAAGGTTTGTCTTGCCATTTTTCTCTTCCTTGAGATGCCGCCCACTTCCTGTAGGCGGCTTTGTTTTTACCTGTTGCCGTTGGTGTTTTTGTTCAGAGAACCACCAGGGCGCTTTTCCTGAGTAATCGTTTCAAGAACGATATTTTTGATGCGTTGTGCCGCATCGTTCCAACCTTTGCTGTCCGCGTCCGAGCCAGACGTTGAACTGGAACCGTCCGAATTAACGCTGATGTTGATGGCAACCGGAGCAATCGTTCCGCCTCCGCCAACATTCCCCGTCATCGTCACTGGAATCGAACGACCATCAGGCAGAGGGACATAGGCTTCATTGTCTTTCCCTTCGCCAAATAGAGCCAGCTGCGGCGAAGTAGCGATCCCGCCTTTGGAGTAAGTCTTCAGTGGAATTACACCATTTGGCCCCATGATCCCACCCTTCTCAAATTTAGGAATGGCTGGAATGTTCTGACCGTTCGATGGGATATTAACATTCGAGAAGCCATTACTTTTCGTCGCATTCACGGCCCCTCCGGTCGATTTACCGCCGCCTCCAGCCATACTGCCAGCCCACACCGACGTCGCCGCGGAAACCATAGACAGGCCAAAGTTCATCCATCTCCCCTTCGATGAATTCGAACTAGCCCCCATCGAAGCGAAAACAGCCGTCAAACCTGCCGCCACTGAAGATAGATTATTCATCGTCAGAATGTTGGCGCCGATTGCCTTAGTCTGATTACCCGTGGCCGCACCAAGACCAAGGAATGACTTTGTAGTATTCCAGGCGCTACTAACCATCCCAG